CATTCCCAACACCAGTACCTGCAACAGAAAGACCGTTTAATTCATAAAATGCAACAGTAAATGTTGTAGCCGAAGGAACCGCTGTAACGATTGCTTTGTTATAAACTCCTGTAGCGTTTCCTTGAATCATCACTGTCTGACCAACACGAATAGCTACATAAGTCACGTTAGCATCATTCACTTGAAATGTAGCTGTAGCTGCATTCACAGCAGCTGCTGTTCCTACACTTACATATTTAATGTGCAAACGACCTTGCTCAGCCCATTTGATTTGGTCAGAGTTTGAAGGCATCTCAGCACCTACAAGGCGCAAGAATGATGCAATTGTTCTATTACCATAACGCTCAAATTCCTTCTCATAAGTATCAGGAAGATACTGGTTCAAGAAATCGAAGTTGGTAATGTAATTTCCTTGTAGTGCTACCTGTTCCGCTGCTGGTTGCAACGCATAGGTAGGCGTGTTTAATAAAGCACTAGGCATCTTTTTAGAATTTTAATTGTCTACAATTTTTTTATACTGCGGATTTTTAAGCTTTTTCCATGGTCAGGATTAACCGCTTTAACCTGGAACCCATCATTCCCCTTCGTTGTCTCATTTGCCTTACGCTCAGACATATTTATATTCTTAGTCTTTCGCATAAAGTCATCTGCTGCATCAGTCATACCTTGCTCATAGAAGAACTTGGCAAACCTCTCAGGGTTCATTGCAACAGCCAAAGCCTTATGGTATCCACTCGCATCTTTAATCAAACCACTCTCATCGATAAACTTACCGATAAAGCTTGATGGATTTGAGTGCAACTTTTTAAGCTCATTAGCATCACCAGGATTAAAATTAAGCTTTTTGTTATTGATGCTAAATTCAAAACCTTTGAAATTACCATCAAATACCTCGTTGGTTTTTTGTTCAAACCATTGACGCTTACGATTATTCTCCTCCTCGATTGTCTTAGCCTGTTGCATATATTGACGATAAGCATTGAACTCCTCTTTCTCTTCCTGAGACATCCCTGCCGTACTTGACTCAAGGGGCATCTTATACATCTCCTTCTGAGAGTTGAAAAACTTCTTTGCCTCATTAACAGCTTTTTTTCTTGATATTTTCACCTTTTTTATATAAGATTCCTCATCAAGGTCCTCGTCATACCTGTACTCATCCAACATCATCTCAACGTCATCTTCGTCAAGACCCTCTTGTGTAGATAACAAGTACTCCTTGAGTAGCTGTTCTTCCGGAACAGAATCGAAATCTTTCTTCAACTTGAGAAAGTCTTCAAATCCTCTTCCTGTGTCTTTTCTATATTTCATATAAGCAGCGACATCCTCTGGCAATTCCTCTGAGCTGTTGCGCTCAGCCATCAATTCATCAAATGAGCTAATCTGCTTATTGTATCTTTTACCTATATATGAAAGAACGTCTTCTTCTCTTAACTCAACCTCCTGCTGTGGCACAGAGAAGTTTTCCTGCGGCACTTCTTGCGATAATGACTGCTCGTGTTTCTCAAGAAGTTCCTTTTCTACCTCTTGTACACTCTTGGGTTCTGTTGAGTCTAATACTCTTACTGCTTTAAATTCCATTTGATTTTATTTTAATTATTTGCAAATTTATAAAAAATTTTATTATGTAGTATTATCTTGGATTAAATTCTGCTAAATCAAATCCATCTAAGCTATCTTCATTGCTTTCAAAGTCAACCGGAGGCAGGTTATTCTTTCTCTGATTGATGAGTTTTGACTGCTGAGTGTTCTGAATGCCTATACGCTTATTCTTCTCCTCTTCTCTTTTATTCTCCCTGCTTGTCAATAAGTTCGACTGCATCTCGTGCATCTTCATATTGTATTGGAACTCCTCTGCCATTAGCTTAGACTTGATGCCAGCTTCGAACTCCATCTTCTTCATTTGCGCTTCTATCTCTGCCTGAATAACCATTGTCTTTGATTGAGCCTCAAGCTGTATCTTTTGTACTGCCATCTCGGCTGCCATCTGTTGAGACTGTAATTGTTGCTGTGACTGCATCGCCTGCTTTTGCATCATCATCTGCTCCATTCTCTCGGCATTCTTAACTCGCTTGAGCTTCAGTAGCTGATTAGCTAGCTTGAGATTTTTAAGCTCTCTGATGTCAATAGCATCCTCAAGGTTAATGTCACCTTTCGATAATGCCACTTGTATATTGGCTTCGAGTTGTGCTTTCTGCTCTTCATCAGGAGTAACCTCAATAAATATACCAAAGTCATATAAGTACAAGTCTTTGATATCATTTAGAATAGAGGTATTGTACCTGCCAATTCTCATGGCAAAGTCCTCTTTGAAGTCTGCATACTCTAAGATGTCAGACACCCTGTAAGTGATCGCCTCAGCTAGTCTCCTGTAGATAAATAGACCACTCTCAAGGATATGTCTTGTTGCTGTATTTGAGTTGAGCGCTGCCATCTTCTGTAGACCAACCAAAGAGTTCGGGTCAGGCGTTGACCCATCTCTTGCCTCATTAAGACCTGTTACGGTCCTAATCATGTCCATATAGTGCTGGTAGTTAGCGATGAGCATTTGCGTCTTTGCTGCTCCTGAGTTTGACGTGAGCTGCGTGATCGGCACTCTAGCATTATTAAAGTCACCATCCTGAGTGAAGCTCCTACCAATAACACTACCTGTTTGGAAGTAGAGCCTTAGTGCATCCTCAGGGTTATATGCGGCACCTGTACCTAGGTCAACCTCATTAAGACCGTCAGCGTCAATAAAAACACCATCAGGGACAACTCTGTTGATAACCTGCTGTAGTTTTAAGTGCGTTATCTGAATCAAGTCAGCAAATGGTATCATCCTTCTAACTAATGACTCAATAACACCCTTGTACATCCTTGGAGCGCAGGCCACATACATTGGCATTGCGTGTTGTGTTGATGACTTTGGCCTAACCATATTCTCGGCCATCTCCCATTTAATCAAGTAATTGGTACCCATTACCATAACCCCCTCATACCATACGTCAATGGTCTTCTCTACCTTCTCGAAGTTGCCCTCCTCCATCATCTCTGCCGGAGGATTGAACGTATCGTCCTTTGGTATCATCTTGACAGAACCGGTATCGGTTGTCTTTCTCTTGTAGACTACCTTTTTGGTTGTCTTATAGTTAAAATATAGCAGAGTGCAAGTGTCCCTACTAAACAAGCTATTCTCATAGAATCTTGCAACATTGTAGTAATCGTACCACGATTGACTGTATTGTGAGATTTTTTGTAGGTCATCTTTCGTTAGTTTTGGATTGATTTTATACAGCTCTGTAAGAGGCACAGTTTTAATCTCACCCCAATAGAAGCAGTCCTCAAAGAATGGGTCCTCAGTATAGCTATAGACAATATTAGCTGGATCTACGTATGAAATCCTTACGCCTTCTCCTAGCAAGAACTCATGCTTTGCTACTGCTATACCAAGTACAGTCATGTCATAGTCCAAGCGCTTTCTCGTATCGTAGTAATGGTTCTCGTCAAATATTGTGTTTATTGCTACCTCCTCTGCTATCTCAATTGCAGGCTTGTAATTTATTTGCATATACAATGACAGCTCCTCATCATTCTCAGGTAGCGTGTTCGGGTCCGTAACAAATGGATTAGCACCTGTGAACTTTTGGATCGTCTCAAATATTGGCTTGCCAATCATCTGAGTCTCTATCATGTCCTGGTACTTATTACGCTTTGCCAATGACATAGCATCTTGGGCGTATGCCTTTGGTTTGAATAGCCTGTCAGCCATTCCATTCACTACGATGTCAACAAACTTTGGTATAACAGGAACAGGAGTCCAATCGATATTCAAATAAGACAAATCACCATCAATCGCTAGCTCGTTCTTGTACTTTGCTACCGACTGCTCACCCCTTGCGTAGAGTCTAAGCTTATGGAACTCTCTCCATCTGCTATAGTACCTACAAGATGTACCATCCTTCCTAAACCACTCATATTGAATAGCTTGTCCTACTTGCAGCCCATAGCTCTCTGATGCTTTTTCTGCGTCAGTTGCCCATTGGCTAGGGAAGTCCGAGTACTGTATATCTATGATTATATCTTTCATTTCATTATTTGACT